AAAAGATTGATTTATAGGGCATCACAACAATTAGGTGGCCAAGTAAATGATAATCTATACGGAGTATTAAAAAAATATCTAGGCAGAGAATTTAGAGGTTAATCATGGCACTAAGTCAATATGTTGCAATTAACTTCTTAACTAAGTTTGATAAAAAAGGTTTAGAGCGTGCTACCAAAGAGTTAAAAGGATTTGACAAAGTAGTTGCTACTAGCACATTTAGATTAAAATCTTTTGCCAAAGCCGGCGCAATTGCGGCCGCGGCTGGCATGGCGATTTTTGCAAAAAATTCTATACAGGCGGCTTTAGCCCAGGAAAGATTAGATAAATCAGTTGAACAATCTTTAAGATCAATCAATCAATTAGATCAACTGCCTAGCGTAAATTCTTTTATTAGTGGTATAGAAAAAGCATCAAATATTACTAAAGATAGATTAACCCCGGCAATCAACGGCTTAATTATACAAACTGCCGATTTAACAAAGGCACAAGATTTATTTAATGTTGCAGTAGATACCAGCGTAGGTGCAGGCGTTGATTTAACCCAGGTATCAGATGCGTTAGGTAAAGCAAGCCGGGGCAACTTTAAGGCGTTAGGCGCATTAGGTTTAGGCTTTGATGCGGTAACTGCCAAAGAAATTGGCTTAGCAGAGATTACAGATTACTTAACTTTAAAATTTGGTGGTGCGGCTAAAAGAGCCACTGAAACATTTGGCGGTCAATTAGATGCTTTAAAGATTAGCGCAGGTGCGGCACAAACAAGTTTAGGCGAAGGCTTTATTACTGCAACTGAAATTATTATTGGCGGTGGTAATGCTTCTGATTATTTTGGCGCAAAACTTGAAACATTGGGTTTAAATGGCGGATATATTTTAATTGCTTTAGCCGATAAAGCCAAAAAAGTAAGTGAGGCTTTTTCTAGTCTTAATGTAGGAGTTAAAGGCAACAGTATTCTTGCCTTTTTATTAACCGCTGGTATTTCTCCCAAATTGGGAGCATTAGGAAATTTATTTAAGGGTTTAGCAAAAGATGGCAAAGAGATTGCTAATACCACAAAGGAAACTACGGCACAAACAGAGGAACAAAAAGCCGCTGCCGAAAAATTGGCTAAATTACAAGCACGATTAGACAAGATGGCGGCTGAAGCCTTAAACAAACAAAAGAAAATAACTAAAGAAAAGTTAGCACAACAGGCTTTAGATAAAAAGAAGGCCGAACTAGAGGCCATGTTTGATCTTGATCGCATCAACTTACAAGCGGCATTAAGCCGTAAGTTATCTGCCGAAGATGAGTTGCGTGTAAAGATATTACAGAAGTTAGCAGATGGTACTAAAAAAGCCGTTGATGAAGCCGAACGCTATGCAGATATATTGAAAGTTATTGAAGATGGCCAAATCACAACCGGCGAAATTGACATGTTGGCTAAAAAGTGGGGAGTTACAACCACAGAAGTTCTTATTTACTTACGCACATTGTTTGCGGCCAATGATGAACTTCGCAAGATGTTGGCATTGCTTGATGAAATTGGCAAAAAGAAAATGCCAGTGGGTATGACATTCCAATATCAACAACAACAATTTCAACAAATAACATCTCCAAGATTTCAAGAATCCGTATTAACAGGAGAAGCACCAAATGTTTTAGGCCAACAAGTTTTTGAAGATTTAAGAAAAGAAGGCTTAAATGCGGCTATGGCCGGATCAAGCGCAAGATATACAGCGCAGGCGGTAGATTATTATCAAAGACTATTTGATATACCACGCATGGCAGAAGGTGGCATTGTTAATCAGCCAACCCTTGCATTGATTGGTGAAGCTGGATCAGAAGCCGTTATACCTTTAGACAAAATGGGTGGCATGGGAACTACTGTAAATATCAATGTAGCCGGATCAGTTATATCAGAAGGTGAATTGCAATCTGTAATTCAGGATGCTTTGTATAACTTAAACCGATCAGGTGCGGTAACTCAATTAACTAACTTAGGAAGATAATGCCAGCGGCAAAATTTAGGGCTGAGATTGACTTCTCCGGCGGTGCTTCATTTGATCCAGCATTAGTATTGGATGATCCTGCAACGCCTTTAGATGTAGCAATATTAGGTACTGCCGCCGCTGATACAGTTGATATAACAGACTTTGTAACTCAGTGTTATATTAGGCGTGCATTTAATAGATCATCAGACTCTTTTACCGGTGGTACTGCACGCATTACCTTTGTTGATGAAACCGGTCAATTTAATCCAGCCAATACCGGTTCTTCCTTATATGGCAAGATTAAACCTATGCGTAAGATTCGCTTTACGGCAGAGTATTTAGGTGTTACATATAACTTAGGTTCTATGTATGTACAGGAATGGAATTACCAAAGCCCTACTGGATTTGATCCAGCCTATGTAACTTTGTCATGCGTAGATGGATTTCAATTATTAAACTTAAATACGATCACATCAGTTAGTGGTGGTACAGCCGGACAAACTACCGCACAAAGAATTTCAAGTTTATTAACGGCTGGAGAATGGCCAAATGGTATGCGTGATATATCTACAACTGCAACCACAACAGTACAGGCAGATACCGGTGCTTCAAGATCATTATTAGCAGCTTGCCAGGAAGTAGAAGCAACTGATCTAGGTGCTTTTTATATGGATCAACGCGGTTATGCAAAATTCTTATCACGCACAGACATTATTAGTGCATCAGGTGGTACGGCAACAGCTTTTAGTGATGTGCCAGGATCGGGTGATATTACTTATCAGGCAGTAGAGTTTGATATATCAGATTACCAAATGATCAATAAGGTAACAGTTACCCCAACTGGATTAACCGGTCAGACCGCAAGCGATTTGGCAAGCATTGATGATTACTTTCAACACAGCCGGCTTAGAAGCGGAATTATGCAAACAGAAGCGGATGCCCTAAATCAGGCACAGATGATTATTGCAAGCCGAAAAGAACAAGGCGTAGATATACAGCTTAATTCATTAACAGTTGATGCCTTTGGTGAGGATGATTCTAGCCGGGTTGTAGCGGCTTTAAATTTAGATGTATTTGATCCAATAGAAGTAACTCAAACATTACCGGCTGGCAATGTGGTTACAGATAGCGTTATCACAGGCCTTACCTATCAGATAACCCCTAAATCTTTCCTAGTAACTTTTACATGCGCTCAACCTTTTGCAGTTGGCTTTGTGTTAAACTCAACTGTTGATGGCGTACTTGATGAAGACAGTTTGAGTTATTAAGGGGTAGAGATGGCAATAGGATTTCCAGTAAAAGACGATTATGTGTCAGGCGATGTATTAACAGCTGCCAATATGAACGATCTTTCAGGCACATTAAACACTTTATCAGGGGTAGGAAGTATTGTAAATAAAAACTATCTCATAAATGGTGGTTTAGATGTATGGCAAAGAGGCACTTCGTTAGCAATTTCTAATGGAACTACGACATATTTAGCAGATAGATGGGCTGCCTATCGCGGCGCTACTGGTGCAACTGTAAGCCGTCAAACAACAAGCGACACCACAAATCTACCTACAATTCAGTATTGTGCAAGAGTTCAAAGAGATAGTGGAAATACATCAACTTCTGGGATTTCTTATTTCAACATATTTGAATCAGTTAATTCAATACCATTTGCTGGACAAACTGTTACTTTCAGTTTTTATGCAAGAAAAGGTGCAAACTATTCACAAGCAAGTTCAGGTTTAACTGTTGTTCTGAAAACTGGAACTGGTACAGATCAAAATGTTTATAGTGGATTTACAGGGGCGGTAAATCCCGTTCTACAAACTGCTACTTTAACAACGACTTGGCAAAGATTTACTTATACAGCAACCTTAGCCTCAAGCATTACTCAAATTGCGACAGGATTTGAGTTTGCCCCAGTAGGCACAGCAGGTGCAGCAGACTACTTTGAGGTAACTGGTGCACAACTAGAACTAGGCTCAGTAGCCACAACCTTTAGTCGGGCACAAGGCACAATCCAAGGCGAGTTAGCCGCTTGCCAAAGATATTACTGGCGTTCCGTAACTGGAAATGTTTATGCAAGACATCCTGGCTCAGGTGCTTTTGCAAGCGCAACTACTGGTTATTTTGCTTTAAATAATCCTGTTCAGTTAAGAATTTCTGCTCCATCTGTTGATTTTTCAAATTTGACTACTTACGATTTTGGGACAAATAGAGCCGTAACTAACGTAACTTTAGCAACAGACCAACAAACACCAAATTGCACATCTTTAACAATAAATATTGCAAGTGGTGGTACTCAATATAGACCATTTCAATTAACAAATGATAATAATGCTAATGGATACATTGGCATAAGTGCGGAGTTATGATGATGAACAATGTAACTTTTATTGAAGTTGAAACATTAAGCGGCATTGAAAAACACGCCATTATTGATAGAGGCAACGGAGAATTTACTTCTATGCTTAAATCAACTTATGATGAAATGATAGCGGCACAATCCACCCCGATTGATACAGAGGATGAGTAAACAACTCTAATCTAATGGCAACAATAAGAGAACTCACTAGCCCTAATGGATGGCCAGCTAGTGAAGATCGCAAAGCATTAGGCATTGAAACCTTTACAGTGCCAGGCACAAAGATCAGGTTTGCATGTGCCAAAGCTGTTGCGCCAATTCTAGTAAGTTTTGCTAAAGATTTTCATGAGCTAGTTGAACCCATAGATGAAGGCCAATTAGATGATTGGGGTTACGCCTTTAGGCAGACCCGGGGATCAGATAGAATTTTAAGTAATCACGCATCCGGTACAGCCATAGATTTAAATGCAATTAAACATCCGTTGGGCAAGTCAAATACATTTAATAAGGATCAGCGTAATACAATTAACCTACTAATAACTAAATATGGTTTGACCTGGGGCGGTAATTACAAAAGGCGTAAAGATGATATGCACTTTGAGATTGCGTTAGATCAGAATAAAGTTAAACAAAAAATAAAAGAGTTAGGATTAAAATGAAGTTAGATAATAAGAAAAAAGAAATTTTAAAGTCTTATTTAAGAAGCCTTGCCGCCGCAACTATTACAACTGCATTGGCTTTGGTTGCCGATTGGTCACCTGAGTATGCCGTTCTTGCCGGCGCGATTGTTGCACCTTTGGCACGCTATTTTGATCCTAAAGATGACAAGTTTGGCATCAATAGTAAATGACCATGAATGACATCCTGGCACTAGCTGTATCAACTGTAACAATCGTTGGTTCACTAGTGGCATCAGTGCGTTGGCTGACTAAACATTATCTAAGTGAGTTAAAGCCTGACAATAATGGCCGACATAATTTAGAAGGCAGAGTGTCGCGCATAGAAGAAAAAATAGACACGCTTTACGAAATACTGATTTCCAAGAATTAGTCAGCCCTATCCCCTACCCTATGGCCATGAAGATGTGCGTGGTTGTACCCAGTAGGGGCAGGCCTGAAAATGCGGATCGGCTGGCCAAAGCCTTTATAGATACTAATACAGAAGCCGATCTTTATTTTATTGTAGATAATGATGATCCGCGTTGGGTGGAATATACAAACCATGACCGATACAAAGTTTTACCAGCGGATAATAAAACAGGTGGTTGTGCCGCTTCTCTTAATACCGGTGCGGTTTATCTGTTGGATATTACTAAGTTTCCTTTTTATGATTATTTTGTTTTCATGGGTGATGATCACTTACCTAGAACCGAAGGCTGGGATAAAGCCTTTATGGAAGCGTTAGCACATAACACCGGTATTGTTTATGGTGATGATCTATTGCAAGGTGCTAACTTGCCAACAGCCTTTGGTATGAGCCGAGATTTAGTTAATGAGCTACGCGGTATGACATTCCCAGGTTGCATACATTTATTCTTTGATAACTTTGTAAAGCAATTAGGATTAGATTTAAATTACTTAAAGTTTTTACCTGATGTAATTATTGAACACCTACACCCAGTAGCAGGCAAGGCTGAGATGGATGAAGGGTATGCCAGGGTTAATCAACCTAAGTGGTATGAACAGGATTTACTTATACTGCAAAGATACTTAGCAAGCGCGGAGTATGCAGAATTGGTGAGAAAATATAGATGAGAGTTAGATTAAGAGATGCCCATAGCGTTGAAGAATTAGGCAACATTTATTCTAAGCCACATAATCATTTAAATTTTGCCGATCATATTCAAAGAGTAAATAAAAGCATAGAGTTATTAAAAGCCTTTAATGACTATGAATCTATTGCAGATTTATCAGCCGGTGATGCAACTATTATCAATGCTTTGGAATCTAGCACAAAATACATAGGTGATTTTGCCCCGGGCTATGAATTTACCGGCAACATTGATCAAACTATTGATGAAATACCTGGCGTTGATTTGTTTATTTGTTCTGAAACTTTAGAGCATTTAGATGACCCTGAAACTACATTAAAAAAGATCAGATTAAAAACCAAATATTTATTTGTTAGTACACCATGCGGTGAAAAAGATAATAACAATATTGAACATTATTGGGGCTGGGATGCTGATGATGTGAAACAAATACTTATAGATACCGGCTTTGATCCAGTTGAATATTTTTTACTGGAGTTTCCGGGTGGGGTTTATGATTTTCAGATGTGGATTTGTAAATGAACATACTCATTACAGGTTCACATGGCTTTGTAGGCCGTGCCTTTAGGCGTGCGCTACCTTATGCCAATTTAACCTTAGTTGATTTAAAGCAAGGTGTTGATTGCCGTAAGTTCTTTCAGTTAGAGAAAAAACAATATGATCTAGTAATACATCTAGCCGCTTTAGTTGGTGGCCGGATGGTTATAGAAAATGAACCATTATCACTAGCTGTTGATCTTGCCATTGATGCTGAGTTTGCTACCTGGGCTATGCGAACCGAACAGCCTTATGTTGTGTACTTCTCATCATCTGCCGCCTACCCAGTTGAGTTACAAACCCTGGCAAAGAAAAAGAAGTTAAAAGAGAAGGATATAAATTTTAACAAAATAGGTAAGCCGGATATGACTTATGGCTGGACAAAACTAACCGGTGAAATGCTTATGAATTACTTGCGTGAAGAAGGTACAAAGGTATTAACTCTTAGACCATTTAGCGGTTATGGCACTGATCAAGATTTAGATTACCCTTTCCCATCAATTATTCAGCGTGCCATAATGAACTCAAATCCATTTAACATTTGGGGTAAGGCAACTACTACCAGGGATTTTATACACATTGATGATGTGGTGGATGCAACAATTGAGATGGTTAAAAATGAATGTAATCAAACAGTTAATCTATGTACTGGCAGGCCTACCACCTTTTTAGAGTTAGCAAAAATAGCAATGAGTACCCTGGGATATGAAAAGACATCTGCCAATAGATTCAAGATATTGACCGATAAGCCGGCAGGTGTGGCCTATCGCGTAGGTGATCCAACAATGATGAGCGATTACTACACGCCAAAAATAAGCCTGGAAGAAGGCGTTGAGCGTGCTATTCGCGGATTAGTATGATCTAAAATTAGGGATACCATGACCCCAAAAAAACCCCGCAAAGTAGTAAAGCGCAAACGGCGCACACCAGGTAAAGCTGATGCGTTAAACAAATTAGAAAATCATTACATCACATTAAATGAAATGTACAGGGCGGCCAAAGCCGCCGGCTTTAGTAGTGAAGTTGCATTTTGGTTAATAACAGAACCAGGTGCATCACTACCTGATTGGGTCAATCCAAACAATAAACCAACTGAGATCATTCCCCGAATTGATCCAACAGAAGATGAGGATGATGATTAAACGCGATAAAACCTTCAATGCAAAATATTTAGTGGTGTCAGACTTGCAAGTTCCATTTCAATTTACAGAAGCCATAGTCAATCTAAAAAAATTAGTTAAGGCTTTTAAGTTTGACCTGGTATTAAATGTTGGTGATGAAATGGATTTTAATACCATCAGTAGATTTAGCGAAGGCCGGGCAGAATCTTTTATGCAGACCCTTAATGAAGATCGCGCCACATGTCAGGATATTTTGTATGATCTAAAAACAGATGTGGTTAGTAGATCAAACCATTCAGATCGCCTATACAAAGCGGTAGCCAGGATTCCAGGATTGATGAACCTGCCGGAATTGCAGTACGCCAAATTTATGGGCTTTGATGATCTAGGCATCCATTACGCGAAACAGGCTTACCCGATACCTGGCACTAACCTAGTTCTATGTCATGGAGATGAAGGCACAATATCCAGGGCGGGCGGCGGCACGGCGTTGAACATAGCAAAAAGGTGGGGGCGCGGAGTAGTGTCGGGGCATACTCATAGGATGGGCTACCAATGCCACTCAGAAGCCTTTAACGGCCGTTTAGAGCGTGTTTTAGTAGGGGTAGAGTGTGGTCACACCTGCTCAATGAAGAAAATGGCTTATTTGGGCATTAGAGGCTATGCAAACTGGCAGGCTGGCGCGGTCATCATACATATCAAGCGGGGCAATGTAAGCGTGGAGATGATTCCATTTAACGCTGATGGATCATTTACAGCTATGGGTAAGGCCTTTGGCTAGACACACCCTTATGGGATATTGCATTTGTCAGTGGGGTAGTGTTTAATTGCATTTGTAAAAGCAATTGACCGGAAGGGGTTAATATGAAATATACAGAAACAAAATGTAGTTGGTGTAATGGTGTAACGCGTGGTGATGTTTGTCCACGATCAGTAATTTGTTCTACATGTAATGCACAACCTGGTTTAAGTTGTAAAAGACCATCAGGTCATAGAGCTAGTGAGTTACATAGTGAGAGAATCAAAACAGCTTATGCAATTGATGATGCTAATAATTTTGATTGGCAAACAGCTTATGCAGATATGATCAAGGTAAACGCATGATTATAGTTATTGAAAGCGTATTACAAACCAAGATTGATTTTAAGTATGTAAAAGATGGAGATAATTATGTTGCATCTACATCAAATGTATTAGGTGATTTTACATCATTTGGTAAAACGCCTGATGATGCAGTGCGTAGATTAAAATCTAAATTGTTTGGTTTATTAGCTGAGTATGTACACAATCAGAAGGTGAACCATTGAACGCCGTAGCATATGTGGAAAAAGGTTGGTTTGTTATGCCTTTGAAACCACAATCTAAAGAGCCATGTAAGTTTTTAAGGCATGGCTACCTTGATGCAAGCAATGATATAACTACGGTTAAAAGATGGTTTGAAAAACCTGATTTAAATGTTGGTTTAGCAATTGTCCAATCTAGTTTAGTTGTATTGGATTTTGATAAGCGCAATGCTACTGGCAAACACTTATGGCAAAGTTATTTTGAATCCTGTATGAAATTAAATACCCACACAGTTAAAACAGATGATGGCTATCATTTCTACTTTGTAGCTGATAAGAATAAGCAATTTAAAGGCAAGCTAATACCAGGCATAGATATTAAACATAAGGGTTATGTGGTACTACCACCATCAATACATCCAAATGGCAGTACATACCAGGTGATCAATGATGTTGATCCAGTGGCATTACCGGCTGAACTAGAAAAGGTGATGAGTTGGAATTAGTTAAATATGATAAACAATCAGGTGCTTATGTTGATGAAAAGCGTAAGCACTTTGTAAAGGCTTCCCTGATCCGCCAACACGCCAAAAAGGCTATTGGTGCTAGGCAGATCAGAGGAAGGCTATCAGCCAAAATGGTTGAAGCCTATTGGTTAGACAAGTTCAAGG